TCACGCACCAGGTCGCGTCCAGCTTGCGGTCCCTGGCCTGCTCTGCTGCCTGCCTCTCCTGCCTGCTCTCCTGGGCCATCTCGGCTCCTCCTGGTGGGGCTTCTCGCCCCGGTGGGTCCTGCTCGCTGACCGCCTCATCCCCTTCAAACTACTAGGGGATTATACCATACTCTGTTGCACAATGCAATGACTCTTTTGGGTACAATCGTCCCTTCCGGCCTTGACAGCCCCTCCCCGGCCATGGCCTACGTCTTTCGGATACCTGCTCCCCTGGTCGGGAAGGGGGAGCGGGCCTCGGGACGGACCAGGTGGAGGGAACCCTGGGGCTACCCTGAAGCTCGCTCCCTCTGATTCTCCGGGGGGTAGGGAGGGACATGGGCAAGGGTGGACGTCGACCAGGTGCGGGAAGGCCTCGAGGTTCGAAGGACAAGCTAGGCCCAGGCTCGAGGGGACAGGCCGGAGCTCTCCGAGCCCTGGTGGTCGCCAAGCGCCGCCTGGGCAAGGTGGACGACCCCGAGGCCCTGGCGGTCCTGGAGGCCTGCTACGAGCGCGTGGTGGCCGTCATGAACGAGGAGGTGTCGTCCTTCCAGGCCCCCATGGTCCTGCGCGCCGCGGCGGCCATCGCCGACGGGGTAGCTGGTCCCCAGGCCTCGCGCATCCAGGTGGACGGTCGCATGACCCTGGAGCACCTGGTCATGCGGTCCTACGAGGAGCAGAAGGCGCTGCCGGGTGACTCGGAGGCGCGCCCCTCCCTTCCCCGTGATGAGCCCCTACCACGTGCGCTGGTCCAGTAGCGCAGCCCCCGTGGGCACCCCCCCTCTCCCTCTTTCCCCCGCCAGGGCCACCCCGGGGGTGCACCGGGGGTTTCTGGGGCTAGGGGCCAGGGGAGGCTCCCCTCAAAATTTTGCAGGAAATCCAGGAACCTATTCCACGGTGCAAGGGTGAATCCCTACCTGAGGGTGGCAGACTGGCGGAAGGACCCCGTGTTGTTCGTGCGGGAGGAGCTCGGAGCGGACCCTGACGGGTGGCAGCGTGAGGTGTTGCAGGCGTTCCCCGTGGAACGGCGCATCGCGTTGAAGGCGTGCAAGGGGCCAGGCAAGACGACGGTGCTGGCGTGGCTGGCGTGGAACTTCCTGGCGACCAGGCCGCACCCGAAGGTGGCTGCGACGTCGATCTCTGAGGACAACCTGGGGGACGGGTTGTGGACGGAGATGGCGAAGTGGCAGAGCAAGTCGAAGTTTCTGCAGGAGAGCTTCACCTGGCGACGGACGCGCATCGAGTCGAAGGACCACCCCGAGACTTGGTGGATGTCGGCGCGGGCCTGGTCGAGGGCAGCGGACCCGACGCAGCAAGCGGACACGCTGGCAGGGCTCCACGCGGACTACATCCTGTTCCTCATCGACGAGTCCGGTGGAGTACCGGACGCGGTAGCGGCGGCGGCCGAGGCTGCGCTGGCGACGGGGGTGGAGGTGAAGTTCCTCATCGCGGGGAACCCGACGCAGTTGAGCGGGCCGTTGTACCGGGCGTTCACGTCGGAGAAGCACCTGTGGTGGCGGAAGGAGATCACGGGGGACCCGGACGACCCGAATCGCGCTGCGCGCGTGGACCGGGTGTGGGCGCTCGAGCAGATCGAGAAGTACGGGCGGGAGAGCCCCTACGTGCTCGTGAACGTGTTCGGGCAGTTCCCGCCGAGCCAGTCGAACGCGCTCCTGGGCGTGGAGCAGGTGGCAGCGGCGCAGCGGCGGGTGGAGCTCGAGAAGGACCAGGAGGGCCAGCCGCTCATCCTGGGGGTGGATGTGGCGCGGTTCGGGGACGACCGGACGGTGTTCTCGGTGCGGAAGGGGCGCATCGTGTGGCCGCAGCGGGTGTACCGGGACCTGGACACCATGCAGACCGCCGACCTGGTGGCGCGCGCCATCGGCGAGCTGGACCCTGACGGGGTGTTCATCGACGGCGTGGGGGTGGGCGGGGGAGTGGTGGACCGGCTGCGCCAGCTCGGGTTCAACGTGATCGACGTCCAGAGCGGCGGCAAGGCGCTCGACCCGAAGTTCGACGACCGGCGGGCCGAGATGTGGTGGCAGATGGCCGAGTGGGTCAAGAACGGCGGGAGCCTGCCGGCGGGGCCTGAGCTGCCCCAGGAGCTCTCCTGCCCGACGTACTTCTTCACCCCGAAGGGCAAGATCCGGCTGGAGTCGAAGGCCGATGTGAAGCAGCGCACCGGGGGCGGGAGCCCCGACCTGGGCGACTCCATCGCCTTCACCTTCGCCATCCCCAACCTGCCCGCGAAGCCGAGGCACTACGGGAAGGACTTCCACTTCAAGGCACCACAACCTATAGTGGGTCGGGCCGAAACCGAGTACGACCTGTTCCGGGACCAAGGGTGAGGGCGGCGATGGAATGGATCCGGCGAGCATGGAAGCGCCTGCGAGGGTGCCGCCGGCATGAGTTTCAGAAGGTGCCTGGCCTGTTCATCGAGGTCCCCGGCTTTCGCAAGAAGGCCGTTCTTCAATGCAAGGTTTGCGGCATGGTCGGCGGCGGGAGGGTCTGATGGGCAACAGCAACCGCGACCGCGAGATGGATAACCTCGCCGCCGCGATCACCAAGATGCGGCTCCAGCAGGAGCAGCAGAATCGCCCCGAGGACCCCACCGCCACCGTCGAGAAGGCTCGCCGCGCCATGATGGTGGCCTTCAAGGACCCCACCCAACAGAGCGCCTCACCCGGCATCCCCGCTGCCGTCGGCGCCCTGCCCCCTACCCTCGACCCCGGCATCCTGGGCGTGAAGGGCACCGGGACCGCCGCCTCCAGCCCCCGCGCGCCTGCCGGCGCCATCGCCCGAGGGAAGATCCCCGATGCGTGACGCCTCCGACACGGACCCCACGCTCGAGCGCATCGAGCTCCTCAACCTTCACACGCAGCTCTACAACGAGCGGTCCTCCTGGATCGAGCATTGGCGCGAGATCAGCGAGTTCATCTACCCGCGCCGCTTCCGCTACCTCCAGACCGACCGCAACCGCGGCACCAAGAAGAACGAGAAGCTGATCAACAACACCGCGTACATCGCCAACCGGACCCTCGCCTCCGGGATGCACGCCGGTATCACCTCTCCCGCTCGCCCCTGGTTCCATCTCACCACGCCCGACCCCGGCCTGGCCGAGCGCGCCAGCGTCCGCTCCTACCTCTACACGTGCGAGGAGCGCATGAGGGTGGTGTTCCACCGCTCGAACATCTACCAGGCCCTCCCCCTCGTCTACGGCGACCTCGGCGGCTTCGGCACCAGCGCCCTCTACGTCCAGGAGGACGATGAGGATGTGATCCGCGCCTTCGTGTGGCCCATCGGGCAATACTGCCTCGCCAACAGCCACCGCCTCGCCGTCGACACCGTGACGCGCGAGTTCTCCATGACCGCCCGCCAAATGGCGCAGTTCTTCGGCCTGGAGAAGTGCTCCGAGGCCGTCAAGAACGCCTGCAAGGACCAGAGCCCCCAGGGCGGCGGCGAGCACGCCAACGCCGAGGCCTGGTTCGACGTCATTCACGTGATCGAGCCCAACGACAAATTCCAGGACGGCTACCTGGACAAGCGCGGCATGAGGTTCTCCTCCAAGTGGCTCGAGAAGTCCGGCGACACCACCGTCGGCCTCCTGCGCGACGAGGGCTTCCACGAGATGCCTGGGATGTTCCCCAGGTGGGAAGTGACCGGCGAGGACGCCTACGGCTACTCCTGCGGGATGCACGCCCTCGGCGACGCTCGCGCCCTGCAGCTGTACGAGCGCCGCGCCGCCCAGGCCGCCGACAAGCTGGTGAACCCGCCCATGAAGGCTCCCATGAGCCTCAGGAACCAGCGGGCCTCCCTCCTCCCCGGAGATATCACCTACGTCGACACCATCCAGGGCGGCCAGAACTTCACCCCTGCCGTCGAGATCAACCCGACGTCCCTGAACTACTTCGACAACACCATCGCCCGCCTCCAGCGGCGCATCGACTCGACCTTCTTCGCCGACCTCTGGCTCATGATGCAGCGCGACGACCGGACGCAGCCGGCCACCGCCCGCGAGATCACGGAGCGCCACGAGGAGAAGATGCTCCAGCTCGGGCCGGTCCTCGAGCGGCTCCACGATGAGCTCCTCGACCCACTCATCGACCGCACCTTCAACATCATGAACCGGAAGGGCCTCCTTCCGAAGCCTCCCCGCGAGCTCCAGGGCGTCGAGCTGCGCGTCGAGTACGTGTCCATCATGGCCCAGGCCCAGAAGATCCTGGCGACCTCCGGGATCGAGCGCCTGGCCTCCTACGTCGGGTCGCTGGCTTCCGTCCAGCCGGACGTCACCGACAAGTTCGACTTCGACCGGAGCATCGACGACTACGCCAACGCGCTCGGCACCCGGCCCGACCTGGTGAGGACCGAGGACGATGTGAAGGCGATCCGCGCCGGCCGCCAGAAGAAGGCCGACCAGAACCAACAGCTCATGGCCGCCACCGAGGCCGCCAAGGGCGCCAAGACCCTCTCCGAGACGAACCTGGAGGGCGACACCGCCCTCACCAGGATGCTCGGCGCGGCCGGCGGCGGCTCTGTCGTCCCACCGCCTAACCAGGCCGGCATCCCCGCTCCCATGCCGCCCATGCCCGGAGCCCCCGCGTGAGAACCAACGACGCCGGCTACCAGGCCTCGATCCGCTCCCGCGAGAAGCTCGCCGCCTTCCAGCGGAAGGCCGACCTCAAGACCATCATGGCCGACCCCTCGGGCCGGCGCTTCATCTACGACCTGGTGATGGAGCGGTGCAAGTTCGGCGAGGTCTACGCTGGCAACGACGCCGGCATCCATCGCCACGCCGGCCGACGCGAGGTGGGCATCGAGCTCACCAACGAGATCCAGGACGTCGCCCCGCAATTCTGGCAGCTCATGATCGCCGAGCAGCTGGAGGCCAAGCAGAACGAGCGCCTCCTCCGCGAGGCCGCCGAAACCAAGAGTTCCCGAGAACGAGGAGAACCAGCCGATGCCTGATCCCGTCACACCCGCGCCGCAGGCCACCACCGAAAGCGCACCGCCGCCGGCAGCTACGCCTCCAGCTACGCCGCCCGCCGCGACAGCACCCGCCGCAACCCCGGAAGTCCTCGGGGAAACCGCGACGCCTGCCGAGCCAACGCCGTCAAAGCCTGGGAGCGAGGGGAAACCCGCTGCCGCTGCCCCGGTGGAGATCAAGCTCACGGCCCCGGAAGGAGTCGAACTGGACTCGAAGGCGCTCGAGGGCTTCACCACCTTCGCCAAGGAGATGGGACTCACCCAGGACCAGGCTCAGAAGGCCCTGGAGTTCCAGCTCTCACGCGAGGCGGAAGCCAACGCCAGCGCCAAGGAGTTCTGGGCTGACCAGAATCGCAAGTGGGTCGAGGCCATCAAGACCGACAAGGAAGTCGGTGGGGCAGACTGGCAGGTCAAGGCAACGAAGGCGCGCAACGCCGCCTTCGCCCTCGGCGGCCAGGAGCTCCTCACCGAAATCTCCCGGCTCGGCCTCGCCAACAACCCGGCCCTGGTCAGGGCCTTCTACCGCGCCGCCACGAAGATGAGCGAGGACTCGCTCACGGCCCGGCCTGAGGGCAGCCCCACTCGCCCGGACGATTCTCTCCGGGCGATGTTCGACAAGAGCCCCGAGCTGTTCCAGCACGAGGGCTGACAAGGAGCCGTAGGCTATGTCCACCATCACCCAGACGTACCCCTCGCTCGTCGAGGTCGTGCGCCGGCTGAACCCGAACGGAAGCATCGCCACCATCGCGGAGCACCTCGCCAAGCTCAACCCCATCCTCGACCACATTCCCTGGGTCGAGGGCAACCTGCCCACCGGCCACCGCGTCACCGGCCGCACCGCGCTCCCCGCCCCGACCTACCGCAAGCTGAACGAGGGTGTCGACGGGACGATGAGCAAGACCACGCAGTACGACGAAGTGACCTGCATGCTGGAGGCGTATTCGAAGATCGACGTCGACCTCTGCAAGCTCAACGGCAACACCGCCGAGTTCCGCGCCTCCGAGGAGAAGGCCTTCGTCGAGTCCTTCAACCAGGAGCTCGTCCGCGCCTTCCTCTACGAGTCCACCGCCGCCAACCCGGAGCGCATGCAGGGCCTCTCGCCCCGCTACACGAGCTCCACCACCGGAACCAACGCCGGCTACGTGTTCAAGGGCACCAACTCGGGCGTCAACTGTCAGTCCGTGTGGCTCATCTCCTGGGACCCGGACAAGGTGTTCGGCATCTTCCCGAAGGGCTCGCAGGGCGGCCTGTCCTACCAGGACCTCGGCCAGCAGCTCGTCCCCGACTCGGCGAACAAGCAGTTCCTCGCCTACGTCGGCCGCTGGCAGTGGAAGCCGGGCCTCTGCGTGCGCGACTACCGCTACAACGTCCGCATGCAGTGGGATCCCGACGACACCACCAACTTCGCCAACACGGCGACGGGCCTGATGGACATGATGGGTGACTCGCTCACCACCGTGTACCAGCTCACCCCGAACGCCCGGTTCTACATGAGCCGCAAGTCCTTCAAGCTCATGCAGAACCAGCTCAAGAACAAGCAGGCGAATTACCTCGAGTGGGTCGACGCGGGCGGCAAGCGCGTCGCGCAGTACCTCGGGGTCCCCGTCACCATCCTCGACGCCCTCGTCGACGAGTCGGCCGTCAGCTAACCTCGACGACCAAGGAGAAACCATCATGTCGATCATGGACAAGAACCTCGACTTCGCGCTCACCAGCATCTCGAGCTCGACCGCCGATACCGTCAGCACCAACGTCCTCGACCGCGGCGCTGCCGAGCTGCTGTTCCCCGGTCCCGGCGGCATCCAGTTCGGGGTCTACGCCTCGATCACCGCCGGCACCAGCCCCACCGTCCGCGCCCGCCTGGTCGGGGCCGACAACGCCGCGCTCACCACCAACCCGGAGATCCTCGCCGACTCCGGGGTCCACACGCTCAAGGACGACGGCACCACCGCCCTCGCCTCGGGCGACAAGAAGTTCCTCACGCTGGTCCCGCGCGGGCAGACCGTCCCGAAGCGGTACTACGGCCTGATCTTCACCATGGGCGGAACCACGCCCTCCGGTGACTTCACGCCGGTCGCCGCCATCGACATCCAGACCAACCAGGTCGGCGCGAAGCTCGCAACGCCGTAAGGAGAGCCCCACATGGCACGCTTCCTCGTCAAGACCCCGCACTACCTGGACGGCATCTACATCCAGGCCAGCCCGGACGCCCCTGTCGTCATCGACTTCGACGACACCGTTCGGACCCCCTCCCGCACCTGGGAGAGGCTCGCGGAGCCTTCGGCGGCGCAGCGTGTCCAGGAGTTCAAGGAGGCAGCGGTCGTCGCCCAGGCGGCGGCCGCTCCTCCTATCCTCGACGCCGTGCAGCCCGTCATTCGCAAGGGCGGCAGGGCCGAGAAGCGTCCCAACGATACCGACCTTCTGCCGTAGCCCCGGAGCGGCGCCATGGCGAGCGAAGTCACCATCTGCAACCAGGCCCTCCTGCGTTGCGGCGTGAAGGCCATCATCCAGAGTCGCAGCGACGACTCCGAGGAGGCCGAGGCCTGCGACGCCTTCTTCGACCAGGTGCGCGACCGCGTGCTCGCCTCGTTCAACTGGCCCTTCGCCCGCCGGAAGAAGGAGCTCGCCCTCCTCCTCGAGGAGGACCTGGAGTGGGAGTACGTCTACCAGCTCCCCTCCGATTGCATGATCGTGCGCCGGCTCACCGTCGGCCTGCGCCAGGTGCTCTCCGACCAGGAGATCCCCTACGAGATGCGTTCCGCCACGGCCGGCGAGACTCGCGTCCTCTGCTGCGACGTCCCCAACGTCACCGCCGTCTACACCGCCAAGGTGACGGACCCGACCAAGTGGTCGCCCCTTTTCTGCGACGCCCTCTCCTGGCTGCTCGCCCACGAGCTCGCCATGCCCATGAGCGTCAAGCCCGAGCTCCAGCAAGCCTTCTTCCGCAACGCCCAGATGGCGATCGGTGAGGCTGCCGCCCAGGCCTTCCGCGAGCAGCGCGAGGACTTCCCGCTCGACAGCGAGTTCATCCTGGAGCGGAGGTAGCCCGTGCCCGGCAAGGTGATCCGCCAGAGCAACTTCTCCGGCGGCGTGATCAGCCCGTTCTTGAAGGGTCGCACCGACCTGGATCGGTACGACCACGCCCTTGCCACCTGCCACAACTTCACCCCGACCCTCCAGGGCGGGCTCGACAACCGGCCAGGCCTCATCCAGATCGAGGACCTCTGGACCGGCGACCCCGGCGACATTCCCATCGAGGGCACCTACCCGGTGCGGCTCGTCCCGTTCTACCAGACCCCCGAGGACTCCTGGGTCCTGGCCTTCGGCCACAACACCGCCATCCCCTTCGACCACGATGGCGTCCAGGCCACCATCCCGAACGGCGTCGCCGCCTACTCCGGGACCGCCTACTACAACCGCGGGATGCTGGTGTCGGAGGGCGGCTCCGTCTACATCTGCAAGCGCGACTACACCACCAACCAGACCCCCGTCGGCAACCCGACCTACTGGCAGCTGTACGGCAACGGCGTCGAGGGCGATCCGCTCGTTCTCGCCACGCCGTTCGGCGGCACCGCGCTCGCCAAGCTCAAGTACGCCCAGGCCAACAACTTCCTCCAGCTCACCAGCCGCTCCGGGCCGCCCACCGAGATCATCTGGAACCCCGGCCTCGGCACCTGGCTGCTTCTCACCTTCCGCGTCACCAGCGACGTCTTTTTCCCGACCGGCCTCTCCTTCTTCCCGCTGACCACCCTGAGCGGTCACACCGCCATGCCGTTCCAGTACCAGGTGGTGAGCGTCGACGAGTACGGCCACGAGAACATGGTCGTCGGCCTGGGCACCGACATCACCACCAACCTGATCCGCGACCCTGCCGATCCCAACCCGGCCGGGAGCAGCTACGAGTGGGCGAGCACGCCCGGCGCCATCGGCTACAAGATTTACGGCGGCTCCCACGGCACGCTCGGCCTGATCGATTGGCTCAACGCGCCGCCCCTCACCGGGACCAGGTGGATCGACAAGGGCACCCCCATCGACTTCTCCACCGCGCCGTTCATGGGCCGGAACCCCTTCGCCACGCTCGGCACCTGGGCGGCGACCACCCCCTTCGCGCTCTACGCCCGCATCACCAACAACGGGAACCACTACCTCTGCGTCCAGGCCGGCACCTCCGGGTCCGTCGGCCCCAAGACGCTCGAGCGGTGGATCGCCGACGGCACCTGCCGGTGGGAGTGGCAGGCCAAGGCCTCGGAGAGCCAGTACCCCGCGGTCTGCGCCTTCTTCCAGCAACGGCGCATCTTCGCCGGCACGCCCGACCAGGTGGGGACCATCTGGGGCTCCAAGCCGGGAAACATCAAGTGGTTCGACAAGACGTCCATCCCGCCCAAGGACACCGACGCCTTCGAGTTCACCCTCGACGGGATCCGCTTCAACGAGATCCGGTCCATCGTCCCCTTCCGGGGCATGATGGTATTCACCGCTGCCGGCGTCGCCATGCTCCAGGGCGCGGGCGGCTCCGCGCTCGGGCCGGTCAACGTGGACATGAAGTGGCAGGCCGGGAACGGCTGCTCCTGGATCGACCCGATCCTCTGCGGCAAGAGCCTCCTCTACATCGAGGACGCGAGCGGCGTGGTCCGGGACATCGCCCACGAGTGGCAGACCGACTCCTTCACCAGCCGCGACCTGTCCATGCTCGCCGAGCACCTGATCCGCGAGAACCCCATCGTCGATTGGACCTACGCCCCCGACAAGACCGCGCTGGTCTGGGCCGTGCTCGAGGACGGGACGATGGCCTCGCTTACCTACTCCGTCGAGAACCAGCAAGCCTCCTGGGCGAGCCATTCGACCGACGGCACCGTGAAGGCGATCTGCTCCATCCCCGTCCACGGCGCGCAGCGCATCTTCGTCGCCGTCCAGCGGTGGCGGAACGACGACCAGGGCGAGGTCGTCTACTACACCGCCCTCGAATACATGGACGACCGCCGCAAGCCCTCCCTGGCGATGGGCCAGGCCGGCTGGCTCAAGATGAACGTGTTCCTCGACGCGGCCATGTTCGTCTATCCCAACGGGACCACCAACGTCCTCACCGGCCTCCAGAAGCTCGCCGGCCGCCTCTGCAACGCCATCATCGGTGGGCACGTGTTCACGAACATCCTGGTCGCCGACGACGGGACCGCCACGCTCCCCGTCACCATCGGCGGCACGGGCGCCATCGGCCTCCCCTACGTGAGCGACGTCGAGCTCCTGCCCGTCGCCACCAAGGACGCCGAGGTTTCGCCGAACCAGAAGCTCTGCAACAAGGTGAATTTCGAGGTCTACCAGACCCGCGGGCTCAAGGCCGGCGAGGACTTCTACCATCTCCACGAGGCAGCTCCGCGCCGCGTGTCCCAGAATTACGACCCGCTCGCGCTCGTCGACGACCTGGTGTCGGTGCGGATCCGCTCCAGCTGGAACGACCGAGGCGTTGCCGTGCTGCGCCAGGACATGCCGTTGCCGGTGTCCATCTTGGCCGTCATGCGCGACATCGAGATCGGGGGCGACGATTGATCCCCTTCACCCTGCCGGCCACCAAGGCCCACGCCTATGCCCTGTCGCGCACCATGCGCGCCGAGGACCGCGAGGAGGTCTGGGCGCGGAGTCGTCAGTCGCCGCTCGAGGCGCTGATGGACTCCATCGCCACCTCCGAGATGGCCTTCACGCTCAAGTTCGAGGACGAGATCGCCGCCATCTGGGGCGTTCGTGGGAGGGGCGTCCTCGACCCCTTCGCCTGCATCTGGGGGCTCACCGGCCAGGTCGTCGACCGATTCCCCATCGCGTTCTACCGGGAGTCCAAGAAGGCCGTCGCGCTCGCGCGCAAGCAGTACCCCTTCCTCGCCAACACCGTGGACGCCCGCTACGAGCGGTCGCTCCGGTGGGCCAGGCGCCTCGGCTTCTTCGTCTTGAAGCCCGAGCCGGCCGGCGTCCACGGCGAGCTGTTCCACCCCATCGTCCTGGGAGCGACCTAATGGGCCAGGCTGTTGCTGCACTCCCCATCGTCGGGGGCATCGTGTCGGGTTTCGCGCAGGCCGACGCGCACGGCAAGAAGTCGGACATGTACCACATGCAGGCGGTCGTCGAGCGCCTCAAGGAGAAGGACGCGCTCGTCCGCGGCCAGTTCGATGGATCGCGCATCCGGGGTCGGGGCGCGCAGGTCGCGGAGCGCGGCCAGGCCGTCTACGCCGGCCAGGGCCTCAAGCTCAACACCGGCACCACCGCCGAGGTCTACGCCACCAACCTGGGGGCCGGCGAAGCCGACTCCCAGATCCGGCTCAACAACGCCGTGCGCGAGGCGCTCGGGTTCAAGATCGCGTCCATCAACAGCGACCTCGCCGCGCTCGACGAACAGAGCGCCGCTTCCTGGGGCTTCGCCACCGCCGCGCTCGGCGGCGCGACGTCCGGGATGCAGGCCTACGCCGCGGCCGGGGGCAACCTCGGCATGACCACCAACGTGAAGGCCGGTCCTGGTGGCGGGATCGGCGGCGGAAGCTACGTCGACACGAACATGACCGGCGCCTCGAGCCCCGGTGTCCTCTCCTGAGGTGAACGATGCCCCGCGTACCCGTCTATGAGGATCAGGTCGCAGGGGTCCCCTCCCAGGCCCCGCGCCTGGAGGCTCACACCGCTGGCCCTGAGGCCGCAGCTGCGTTCGGTCGCCAGCTCCAGAACACCGGGCTCGCCGTCGCGTCCATCATCGGCGAGGAGAAGAAGAAGGGTGACCGGATCGCCTCCGACAACGCCATCGAGGCGTACCACGCCAAGACCACCCAGGACGTTCTCTCCATCCAGAGCCAGGAAGGCTCCCACGCCCTCGCCGCCAGCGATGGCGTCTACGACGCCTGGGAGAAGGAACGGCAGAAGCTCCTGGGCAGCCTCGCCAACGATGAGCAGCGCCAGATAGTCGACGTCCACACCCGGCAGCTGACGCGCCAGGGGTACGGCGCCATCGAGAAGCACGTCGGCGACCAGGTGAAGGTCATGGACAAGGTGGCGCTGGAGTCCCGAGTCGTCGGGGCCGCCACCGCCGTGTCGCAGCGCGTCCGTTCCGCGCAGGACGTCGATGTCGTCATGCAGGAGATCGAGAACGTCCTGCCGTCCGTGCGGAGCCGTGCCGCTGCCTACGGCGAGGAGGCCGTCGCAGCTGCGGAGCAGGGCCTCCGCGCGAAGCTCTGGGGCGAGGCCTTCAACAAGCTGGTGTCCATCGACAAGGCCGACCAGGCGCTCGCCCTCATCGACACCCAGGCCGTCTACGAGCAGCTCGGCCCGGAGGCCCCCAAGCTCCGCGAGCACATCGAGCGGGTCGCCGGCGATCAGAACGCCGTGAACCTGGGCGTGAGCTCGCTCGTCATGGGGCCGACCGGGATCCCCGACCGCTCCGCGTCCATGGCGAACCTCGAGCAGGCCCGCCAGGACGGGAAGCTCGTCGGCCGCCGCTACACCGAGGCCGTGGGCATCCTCAACGCCCAGATCGAGTCCGTCACCAAGGCTCACCACGAGAACGTCGGCCTCATCGGCGAGCAGGCCCTCGCCTACCTGATCAACGGGGACCAGGCGCGCGGCATCCCGGCCTGGTCGCCTCCCGAGGTCGCGGTTCCCGCGAAGCTCCAGGCCATCCTGCGCGACCCGAATATCCACGGCGCCGAGGAGGTCTGGACCCACCTGCTCGGCCAGTACCACCAGCACATGACGGCCGAGAAGGGCAACGCGAACATGGCCTCGTCGGGCCAGAACCGCGCCTACGCCGAGTGGGCCACCGACATGGTGCGGGAGAAGGAGAAGTACCAGAAGATGTCGGCGGGGTTGTTCTACCGGATGCTCCAGAGCCCCAACCCCTACGACCCGCGTGACTCCATGGTCACGCCGCAGCAACAGCTCAAGCTCGTCGAGGACTTCCTCCAGATCAACAAGCCGGGCACCGTCGGGAACGTCCGGGTCGTCAACGACCACGAGATGATCCTCAACGTCATGGACAAGTACGGGCTGCTTCCGGCGAAGAAGGCCGGGAAGGTGAAGCCCCTCGACGAAAAGACCTGGCCGAGCGACGGCGTGTCCGCTGCCGCCTTCGCCGAGGTGTCGGACGCCCTCTCCACCTGGAAGAAGGGCAACCCGAACGCCGAGGACAAGCAGGTCCGGGAGTTCCTGGAGGAAACCCTCAAGAAGGCGAAGCTCGAGGTGTACCAGCGCAAG